AGCTGGAACGATCCATGCCGATGTACCGGGAAGTGGCCCTGTGGCTCGAGGAGCACTGTGGTGCTACTTGTCGCTGGACCAATGGCGCACAGATGACCACCCTGCCTGACGGCTCCACGTTCCGAGTGGTTGCTGCTCGAGACAACGTCCACGGAATGACCCTGGACTTGATCCTGATTGACGAAGTCTGGGACATCGCCCCGTCCGTGGTGTTCGACGCTCTCCGGCCGTCCATGATCGCCCGAAAGAACCCTCTGCTGTCGATGTGGTCGACGGCCGGCGACGAGAGCTCTGCCACGATGCTCCGGCTTCGGGAGCAGGCGATCAACTCGATCGATTCCGGCAAGCCGTCGAAGCTGTACCTCGCCGAATGGTCCATGCCTCCATCGGTCGATCCTGATGACCGCCGCTACTGGCCGTATGCCAACCCGAGCCTCGGCACCACGATCACCTGGGATGCGCTCGAGGCCATGGCCGACGGCGGTGACCGCTCAGCATTCCTCCGAGCGCACTTGAACCTGTGGGTGTCAGCTGCGAAATCGTGGATGCCGATAGGCCTGTGGGAAACACGTCAGCACACCGACCCGATCCCCGAAGGCGGCATTCTCGCCGTGGACTCCAGCCTTGACGACTCCAGGTACGTTGGCGTCAGAGCCGTTCAAGGGCCCGACGGCGTCCAAGTCCACGTCGAGTTTGTCGTCGACAAGGAAGATCAAATGTGGGACGAGATCAACCGTGTCATGACCGACGCCAAGGTCACGCTGGCGATCACCCCCGGCCTCGAGATCCACACTCCGCTACCGTTGCGACGGCGAACCGAAACCGTCGGCTACGGAGAACTCTCTCGATTCACGTCATTGGTCAGATCCATGATCGTGGAGGGTCGGCTGTGGCACGACGGTTCGGTCGCCCTTGCCGAACATGTCCAGCGGGCCGTGCTGGTCAAGACCCAAGCCAACCTCGTCGTCAGCTCGCAGAAATCGCCAGGCCCGATCGAACTATGCCGATGCATGATCTGGGCCGCTGCGCTCGCTTCACGTCCTGCTGTCCGTCAGAAAGCGGCATTCGCCGCAGGCTGAACACACGCCGAAAAGTGTGTAAGACTCCGAGGTAACCCATGGGCATTTTCAGGAAGGCCACGCCGGCTTTCGGCGCCGAGATCAAGGCGGCCGCAGGTACGGCAGGTTCCGGCATCAATCAGCCGATGACGTACATCACGTCGAACCGAGAGCTGCAGGCTCTTGCCCTTCCGACGATCTCCCGTGCTCGAGACCTCATCGCTTCGATGATCGGGTGCTTGGATCTCAAGCAGTACACGCTCGAATGGAACGAAACCGAAGGCGAATACGACAAGCGGTACGTCCGAGGAGAGTCGTGGTTCACCCGGCCTGACCCGAAGGTCACCCGGAACTTCATGATGGCGAGCACGTTCACCGACCTGCTCCTCACCGGCCGAGCGTTCTGGTACATCACGTCGAGGTATTCCACAGGGTTTCCGGCGTCGTTCCAGTGGCTCCCCGTGTCGAACGTGACGACCCCCGATCAGGCTGGGCCCGTCTGGTACACCACCAGCGACGAAGTCGAATTCAACGGCGTGATCCTCCCGAACGAGAACGTGGTCCAGTTCCTCAGCCCGATCATGGGCCTGATCTACAACGGCCAGCAGGCCATCGACACCGCCTACAAGCTCGACCAGGCCGCCCGACGCTTCTCCACCAACGAGATCGCCGCCGGCTACCTCCAACAGCGTGGAGGGGAACCGATGACAGCCGAGGAGCTCGGCGAACTAGCGGCCGGCTGGAGCTCAGCCCGACGCAACAACTCCATCGGCGCCCTCAACGATTTCGTCGAATGGAAGGAGTTCTCTAGCGACCCCAGCAAACTCCAACTAGTCGAGGCCCGGACATACCAAGCCCTCGAGCTGGCCCGCCTCGCAAACATCCCGCCCTATCTCGTCGGCGCACCGACCGGGTCTGGGATGACCTACCAGAACGCCCTACAAGCCCGACAGGACCTCTACCTTTTCGGTGCCAAGCCCTACATGGACTGCATCGAAGAAACCCTGTCCGGCGACCAGATCGTCCCCCGAGGCCGTCACATCGAATTCGATCTCGACGACTACCTCAGCGACAACGATCTCGTCGAAACGCCCCTGGTGGACGCACCGTCTGCTATGGACGAGAATGGAACACAATGAACGAGAAGCTCACGCTGACCTCCGGCTCCTTCACAGTCGATGCCGCTGCCTCCGATGGTCAGCCCTCGAGGTCGATCACCGGCCTCGCCGTGCCGTGGAACGTTGCCACCACCGACTCCCTGGGGACTAAGGTGATGTTCCAGGCCGGATCGTTGCCCGAAGATGGACGTCCCCCTCGTCTGTTGGAAGGACACGATCCGGCCAAGGTGCGTGGCATCGTCACCGAACGAGTCTCCACCGACGACGGCATGATGTTCACGGCGAAACTCGCCAAGACCAACGCCGCCGACGAAACCATGGAACTCCTGCTCATGGGCGCCTACGACTCCGTCAGCGTCGGCGTGGTGCCCACGAAATTCAGCTACGACAACGACGGCACGATGATCGTGTCCGAAGCCCGTTGGTCCGAGCTGTCGATCGTTGCCGAGCCCGCTTTCGAGCAGGCCCGCATCGAGAAAGTCGCCGCCTCAGCCCTCGAGGTGACACCCGACGAAGATCCAACCCCCGAAACCATTTCCGAGGAGGAAATTGTGGAAACCCCCGAAACAGTCGAGGCCACGGTCCCGACCGCACCCATCCAGTTCGCCCAGCCGGCGAAGCCGTTCACGTTGCCGTCGGCATCGGACTACATCGCCAAGTTCTTGGTCGGTGGCGCCGAGTTCGCCGAATTCAACGCCAAGATCCGTGCAGCTGCACCCGACGTGGTCACGACCGACACGCCTGGCATCCTGCCCGAGCCGATCGTCGGCACTGTCTACAACAACTTCCGTGGCCTCCGCCCCGTCGTCGACGCAATCGGCACCAAGGCCATGCCTGGTGGTGGCAAGATCTTCCGTCGCCCGAAGGTGACGACCCACACCACGATCGGCGCATCGAACGGCGAGAACGTCGCCCTCGACTCCGGCACCTTCGTCGTGTCCGATAATCAGGTGCAGAAGGCTGTCTATGGAGGCTTTCTCACTTTGTCAGAAGAGGACGCCGAGTGGACCGATCCCGCCGTGCTTGGCCTCATCATCGATGACATGGCTCGCATCTACGCCAACCAGACCGACGACGTCGCCGCCGATGCCCTCAACAGTGGCGCAACGGTGACGTCAGTGCTGTCGGACGCCAACCTCACCGACCCGGAAAAGTGGGTCGAATGGGTGTACGGCGCAGCGTCGGACATCCTCACGAACAGCAACGGCAACCTGCCGTCGCACATGTTCGTCGCTCCGGCAATCTGGGAAAAGCTTGGCCAGCTTGTCGACTCGACCGGCCGTCCGCTGTTTCCGCAGGTCGGCCCGATGAACTCATTCGGCTCGATGGTGCCTGGCTCCGCAACAGCCACTGCCTTCGGTCTCAGCGTCGTCGTGGACCGCAACTTCGCCGCCAGCACGCTGATCGTTGGTGATCCCAGCGGTTTCGAGATCTACGAACAGCCGAAGGGCGCCATCTCGGTTGAGGCCGCTGACGGTTCGTTGTCTCGCATCATCAAGTTCCGTGGCTACTTCGCCACCCTGATGATCGACGCCAACAAGTTCGTCAACCGCACGAGCGTCTGATCTAGGCAGGTTCGGACTACACCATGGCGACCTACTCCATCACGCATCGCATGCGTCTGGACAACGTCGCCGTGGTGCAGACCTTGACGAACGTGGTCGATTTGACTGTCGGGCAGTCGATCACGATCGCTGGCGTAGGGGACGGTTTCGACGGCACCTTCACCGTCGTGGCCGTCCCCACGGCCCTCCTCACCGACGTCACCGACGAAGGCGACTTCGTCTACGACTACGACCAACTCATCCCGAACCAGATCCTCGTGCTCGACACTGGCGACGACGTTACCCGTGACAG